CTTTGACTGTCTGCGTATGCAACTAGATAAACATTCCCACTAGCGTCGGTCATAGCTCCACGCAAAGGCCAATCAACACCATACTGCGATGTTGCACTGTTGCCATAAGTCCAGAGATTGCTTGAATTAAGGTTTGAGTTGGCCGTACTATTAAACGGCGCAACACCATATGGGTAATAAAATCTAGCGGAGTCTGGATAAAATAATGGTGTGGCAAAGGTATTGTTGTTTACCCAAGATGATATCCACACTTGTTTTGGTGAATATGTTCCCGACCAATTGTCATTTAAACTTGAAACCGCTGTACTTTTTGTTAAAACTCCATCTACACTAAAGAAATAAATATTGTTAGCGCCTAAAGTGCTATCACCAATACCGCCTGCAACACATAAAATTCCATTAGCTGAAGCTGTAAAACCACGAGCCAGCACGGTAGTAACTGCGGCCAATACCCAATACGAAGCGTTTGATTTACCATAAAAGTTAGACAACGCAATTGCGCCAGATGCCACACCAGCCAAAGTACGAAACGGTGTACTGTTAATTGAAGCTAATGCAGTAGCAGAGTTACCCAACTCAAGATTAATTGATTGCCCCGTAGTTGCGCCGCCAAGACTGATTGGGCCGGAAGAGTTCAGTGCCATGTGTAATCCTTAGATTGAACCGTACGCGGTCATGTTGTTCAATGTGGTCAGGTTGCCTGTACTGTCCATTGTTGCAATTGTAGTAGCGCCATATTTAAAAACCAAGACCCCGCCAACCTCAGAGATGGTGAAGTTGGTTGTAGCCAAACTGACTGCTGCGCCCGTGATATTACCCGTACCGCCGTTGGCAATGGGCAAAGCACCGCTCAATGTGATGTTAGGGGTTGCACCGCCAGAAGAAGCCAAGGGAGCCGAAGCTGTAACCGCTGTAACTGTACCGCCGCCTGTACCTCCGCCAATAGCAGACAAAAGCTGTGCGCCCGTCAAAGACGTGACGGTGTTATCTGCGTTGAATTGCGGGTAGGTTACTGCGCTTGGGTTTGTAATGGTAAAAAGGTTTGCGCCCAGCGTAGTCGCGCCAAGATTGGTACGCGCACCGGATGCTGAAGATGCGCCTGTACCGCCTTCGGTAATTGCCAAATCTGTGCCGAGCGTCAAGGAAGACATATAGTTGATTGCGTCAACTACGTCTGTACCATTGTTATAGACCACGCAGGCTTTACCCGCAGGGATTGCTACGCCTGTTAAACCGCTTACCTTGACTGTGACGGCAAAGCCACCCACAGAGTTGTTCAGAATAATGTACGGCTTCTGAATTGCTGGTACGTTTAAAGTACCTGCTGCGCTCAGTGTGGCAGTAATGTTTAAACATGCTGCCCGGGCATTTTGTGCTGCGTTTGTGTTGGTCAACGTCAATGTTGCCACGTTAGCAGTAAAGTCGGCGGTAAGCAAAGTAGCCATACCAACGATAGCTTGCTCAATTGCAGTACCCACGTTAGTGTTAACAATTGGCCCCCATGTGCCGTCATTGCCACCGACCTCAATGATCTCAAACTTTAGGTTGGAATACGTGTTTGACATTTTTAACCTTTCGCCTCAAGAGCGGCAACTTTTGCTTCAAGTTCTTTAATTGCTGCGATTAGCAATGGTACAAGACGCTCATACCGAACTGTTAAATATTTATCGTCAATAGGCGCAGGGGCCACCGTCTCAGGCATGACAGCCTGAACCTGCTGTGCAGATATACCGACTTCGCGGATTGCTTTGTATCCAAAAGCCTGCGCTGTTTCGTTGGCTTCGTAGTAGAACGTGTCTAGCGTTTTAACTTTATCCAACGCGCCTTCAATGCTACCCAAACGTGTTTTTAATCTGTCGTCTGAGTAGTACGCAGTCACGTTGTTTGTTGCGCGAATCTCGCCAGCCGTGCCGGAACCCGCTGTGCCAACACCCAGAGAGTTCATCTGGAAGTTATTGCCCGTAGCCGTTGCATTTGCTGTTGTAGCCGTGGTTGCAGTTGTAGCCGTTGTTGCATTGCCTGACAGCGTGGCTGTAATCGTACCGGCAGAGAAGTTACCTGACGCATCACGGGCAACAATGGTCGAACCTGTATTTGCGTTTGTTGCGTTTGAGGTAACAGTAAAAGTTGAGTTGCCTGACTGATTTGCAGTAAACGTGGCGGAACCAGACAGGCCCGTACCGGACACTGCCAAAGTCAAAGTGCCGTTGTTAGCCGCTGCAGTAGCTGCAACCCATGAAGGCGCTGCTGCACCGTTAGACTGAAGAACTTGCCCCGAACTACCCGCAGCCAACATAGCAGTAGTACCAGCCGCTGACTGATAAGGAACAGTACCTGCTGAACCACCAGCCAAGTTTGTGGCTGTTGTTGCGGTGGTAGCGTTGCCCGTGGTGTTTTGGTTCAGTGTCGGAACATCTGCCACTTGGATTGCAGACATCACCACATCCGAGCCGTTACCACGCAAATATTGACCTGAAGTAACAGCACCAGCAAGTGCATCCATAGCGGCTTGGCGAGTAGTTTCACCTGTACCACCATTAGCCAAAGCCACCGTACCAGACACGTTGGTTGCATTACCAGACAGGGTCGCTGTGATTGTGCCTGCGGAAAAGTTGCCAGAGGCATCTCGCGCTACAACTTTAGAAGCGGTATTTGCATCCGTGGCATCTACTGTGGCTGTAACTGCTGTTCCACCGTTGTAGCTTGTACCGGTTAGGTATGTACCCAACGTTAGCGCATTCGCCACAGACCCAGCTTGACCGGAGATAGCGCCAGACACCGCAGAACCGCTGATGGCAATAGCGGTATCGGTTACGGAAGTAAGTTGCCCTTGGGCGTTAACGGCAAACACAGGAACCGCAGAAGCCGAGCCATATGTGGCGGCTGAAACAGTGGTGTTGGCAATGTTAAATGTGTATGAGGGGGACTCATTTAAACCTGTGCCTGCTGTGTAAGTAATAGGGGCAGCAAATTGTTGAAAAACAAGCGGTGTTGTACCAACCACAATAGGGGGTGGAGTCTGTTGCACCCAAGCAGTATTAGCATTTGCAGTGCCGCCTGTAACCAAGAAAAAGTCACCCTCGTCAATCTGGTCAACGCCTGATCCCGCCGTATCAAAGTCTGTAGCGCGAGTCAGGATGTATGGCGTTCCAGCGGAACCGACCTGTGTAACCGTGTAAACACCGTTATTTGCTTGCGTGACTTCGTTCTTAACCAATACTCGGTAGCCAACAACAGTAAGCGTTGAGTCCACAGACAGAGCGCCATTAGCGTTGGCTGTAAGCGTCGCCCCTACTCCAGATGTTCCGTTGTTGTACGTGTTTGCTGGTAGGGCTGCGGTAGTAGCTAACTCCACTGCTTCATGAAAGTGAATACCAGATGCAATCGCGTCAGCATACTGCTTATTAACAATGTCTGTATTGCTAGTTGGAGCCGTGGTAATTGTGCCGGTTGTCAACGCAGCCGATGTAGCGGTAATTGCACCAAATGCAGTTTGGACTACTTGCGTCCCCGCTTCGTTTTGATACGCTGACCGTGAAGATGGGTATGTAACAAAGACATCAACACTGCCTGTGAAATTAACTAACGCTCCACCCGCAGAAGAAGACAGCGGTGTAGCATTACGACTCAGTGTCGTACCAGAAGCCGTGTACGTGCCGTAGTTAACTTCCCAATCGCCGGAAGCTACATCCACAATAGCAAAATACGTTGTATTTCCATCGCCAACTGCGGAAAATGATTGAAAACCTGCGGTTGTAGTTAACAGCGTGATTGTGCCTGTACCGGGATTGGACGCGGTTTGTTTAACCCGATCTTTTAATACTAAAGCCATGATAAATCCTTAAGTCGGTATATTTTGCCAATTTGGGTCAGGTGGCGTTTGATCTGTTGGGATTGTTCCCCAGACCAACACATTGCCGACAGACACGGTTAACTGTAGCCCTTCTGGGTATACGTTTAAACTCTTTAAATTTGTGTACGCATCAAGACCAGAGGCCAACTCAGCAACTGTTGCTTTCACAGATGTTGTAGCCGTAGCCACTGCATTACCTGTGGCAGACTCCAAAATAGAAACAGAAACCAATAGCCCACCAGCGTTTGTGTCAGAACCTGTGGCAATCTCTGCAATAGCCGCCAACAAGTTTGCAATAGCGGAGGGCGCATCTGTTGCTGTAGCTGACTCTGATCTAGATGCAAAGAAAGTTGATGGTGCTGCTGCTGGCGTATCTGTACCTGTAGCTGTTTCTGCTTGAGAGGCTACAAAGTTTGACGGCGCGGTTGCCATGACATCTGTAGCTGTGGCGGTTTCGGCACGAACCGCAGTCATGATGTTGTTTAAACTAACAAACGTTGCCGTAGCTGCAAGAAACTCTTGTATAAGAGCGCCTGCGCGAGTCTCTTGAGCAGCAGAATCAGCAGCCGTAGCTGCCTCATCTACAGACGACAACACTGTAGCCCCGCCTAGAGCGGCGAAGGGTGCTTGGGCAAATGCGACATCTCCAAACACCGCGCTACCTATTAGGCTGCGTCAAGAGAGAACGTGTAAGTTACGTTCAATGTATCGCCAGAATCCACTGACTTGTTGCCACCGGTAAAGCTACCTGCGGAAAACAAAACACCAGATGTGCCGGTAGCTGCGGTTGTCAAAAACGCTCCAGCAACTACTGTACCGTTAACCAGCATGGGGAACGCAGAGGGGGCAACAGAGTTGGTAACCACTGAAGGATCGGCCAATGTAGGAGAAGCGGCATTAAACACGGCGGCAATACGGTTGCCCGTGTAGGCTGTACCGGGAACCAACTCAGTCCAACCTGCGTGTGAAGCCAACGTGTCAGCAGCAGCATAAGTTGGAGAAGTAGCGCCGCTAACCAAACCTAAGTACCAACCGGCTGTGTAACCAGAGCCTTTGAAGTACTTGCTGTTCATGTCTTGTAGACCTTCGTTTACAACCAAGTTGTGGAAGGTGTCAGACCACTTCTCAACGCCGTCAGCGCCTACACAAGTAACCGTGAAAACACCACCAGCGCCTACACGCTCAGTGGAACCTTTGTTGGCAGTCAAGCTTGCTGACACTGCGTCTTGGGCTTTTGAAGTTTCTGTACTCATGATAAGTCCTTAAGATATGCGCACGATGGCGCTGTTCGCATCGGCAGTTGGGAAAATGATTTGGAAAGTGTCGTTGGTTACTGTTTTATCAGCACCAAAGTCCAACACAGCGATGGATTTGTTACCCTGAGTTGAGTTGTAAATTAACGCACCACGGGCGGTAAAGGAGGCGCTCGTCCAACTTGTGTTTGAGAATGAAATAAAAGCTGTAGGCACTGCGCTTTGGTTAGTGCCTGACGTAGGAGATTGGCTAATAACTAGCGTATTACCGCCGGTTGTGTACCCACTGCCGTTAGCCACTTCATTGCTGGTCGTGTAAACGGTAGTAGATGCGTTTAAATCTGCATTGCCTGTGTACAAAGCAATTTTAAATGTGTTGGGAGATGTAGGGCCAAAGTTGTGGATGGCTTGAAGAAGCTCGATCTTGCAACTTGTAGTTACAGTTTGAAGAATGCTCATGATACTTGTACCCTAACTTGACCGTCGCGGTAAGCGTCAGCCCGTTGTTTGCCGTCACCCAAGTTCTTCAGCAGAGCAATAGCCTGCACGTAACGATCTTGAGCTACTTTCATCATATCGGCCTCTTGACGCATATAAACAAATGCTTCACAGATTGTCCCATATAACAGTGTGGAATCAAAGTTATCTCCAAGCCAAGTTGTACCGGCGGTAACAATAGACTCGGGGTAATAGTAATAATGCAACTCAGCCATGTATGCCAAGTTAGGTGTTGGGCCAACAATGAACGTCAATTCATTTACGTCTGCTGACTGTGGGCCAAATATTCCATAGTGCTTGGGTTCGCCACGGGTAGCAGTCTGAGGATACGCTTCACGGATGAAGTTCACATCTTTGTTTAGCAGGTACAGGAAGTCGCCCTGAAAGATAGTTGTACTAGACACTGTTCCGGTGCTTGCCTTCGTCATGTAGACCGTTGTGCCCGTGATTGCACGAACATATGTCTCCGAAGGAATATTTGCATTAGCAATAACTTGACCTACAGCAATCCCCGTAGCACTTGCCACTGTAATTGTGAAAGCACCAGAAGTGCCTGTGGCGGTGGTAGTGATGACAGGATATATAGCAAGGCTGTATGGCGACAAGAAGTCCTGTGGACATGCCAAGTACTTATTGCCGGTATTCAGTACGCCTGTCACGTTCTTTCTCAAGTTGGCAATTTGCACTGTGTTATAGATGCGTTGCTCCGCCTGACGGATAAATGTATCCATGTCAGTGGTTGGGAAAGTGTTCTCGCAGTAATCGGTTACTGCGGTGACAAGCTGGCTGTAATTCATGCCATCGGGCCTCTAGACATAACGCCTTTGGTCGCCGCACCTGCACCACGCATCTTGATGCCAGACGTTTTAGCGGCTGGCTGTGCGCGACGATACACATTCCCTACAGCCATATTGACTGTTCCGGCATCACTATGATCAGGGCCACTGCCGGGGTTTGTAGATACACTGACGGCCTTACCCGTCATGGTGTGGGGCTTGGCGTAGACAGAAGCATCGCCAACTTCTTTGCCCATCAATTTTTTGCTGTATGTAGCCATGATTAACCTCGCTTCTGCGCTGCAATTTTAGCCAAACCACGGCCCATTGATTTCATATCGGCATTGGTTTTGCCTTTACCCTTACCTTTTCCGCCCATCATTTCTTTTTGGGAAGGGCCGCTTGTAGGGAAAACTTGAACATCAGTTTTACCCTTTTTTGCAATGCCGTCGGCTGATTTTGTGTATGCCATATTAAGCTCCTATCTGTATCGTTACTGTACCAACTTGTGCAGCTAATGCCAAGTAGTTTGGCGTTAAAGCTGAATCAAAAAACCTAGATCCGCCAACCGGATTCCATCCCCACTGAATATCCCGAGAACCACCTGCGGTGTACCCGTTAACGTTGACACCAGAGGTGACATACGTTGTATCTCTACGTGGATTACGCAAAGCTTGAGGGTCATCCACCGGGAATGTTCCCAGCATTAACTGCGGCTGGTCAGGATCCCAACACTCCGGGCAAACCAACAGTTGGTACTTGCGCTGCTTAATGATCTCTGTCTTAAGCTTCTTCAGTTTAAACTGCTGTCCACAGCGATCACACATGGCAATTGCTATTTTGCCGGATGCAAACCTATTTCCCATTACGTACCACCAATAAACATCTGGCGGGGTACAAACCGAACTGCAGCCTTCTCTCGGTCTTCACCGGCTGCAATCTCAAATGTTTCGTCGTAAATCTGCTTGAGCATCGGAATGCGAGGCATTAACTCAGGCACTTTTACGGCAATGTGATACGCCAAGCCTGCTACAACGCAAGGCAAGAAGCGGAAATTCATGTCGGCTGTCTCTACGCCACCACCTGCATCCTGTACACGGCGCAGTCTCCAATACACAAATTGATACGGAGTGCTGTTATCAGGCGTAGGCCATACGGTTACTGCGGGCAGTTGAGGCACAAACACCGCTGTACCCACGTTATGAGTAGCCGCAGTTGTATTGTTCTGACCACGGTACACACCGCCAAGGACGTTGCCCGTAACGTAGGTGTAGTAGATGTCTTCGCTATCAAGGCGGATAAAACCTGCCCCGGCTAACCCAACCACCGAGTTAAGGGTGATCGTCGTGGCCGTGGAGGTGACGGCTGTTTCCACCACAGACGCAGTTGGGTTAACTTCGCCAGAAAGCCGCTGAATCCAAACTTGGATGGGTCGGGCTTGGCTGAGTTTGTTTGGGATTGTGGCATAGGTAGAAACACTAATACGTGTGATGGTTAAGTCAGCCTGCGTAGAAGAGGTGTTCTGCCCCGTGCGAATGACATGCTCAAGCAAGTCAATGGTATCTGTGGGCAGGGCATACGTAGCAAGACCCGGAGTTAGGTTGATTACACCCTGCTCCATTGTCCACATGTTGATGCCTTTGTTCTGCCACTCTATGGTCATCAAGTTCATTGATCTACGTGCTGTACGCAGATCGTAGCCTGAACGCATCTCACGGCCAGCCCTCTCCCAAGCTTCCTCGGCAATCTCCGTGAAGTCCATGTTAAAGAGGGTTGAGCCGGTAGTGGTCATTTTTTAGCAGTCTTGGCAGATTGAATAAAAGCGTCGGCAGTAGGTGCGCCCTTAGAGCCGGGCTTACGCATCTTCTCTTTGGAGCCAGCGGCTATACGTTTTTTCTTGGCGTTAATGTTGGCATAAAGGCCAACAGGGCCACCGTCAGCGTACTGCGTGAAGTCAGTGCTATCCCGTCGGGCTTTTTTAGAACCCTTGGGCATTTTGCTCGGGAGAACGGCTCCCATTCCACGACTTGCCATCATGTCAGCACTTCCCGCCACCATACATGGTGATCATTGTGCCTTTAGTTTTGCCTTTAGTGGCGCAACCATCAGCACGTTTAGAGGCAGAGCCTACAGAGCCACCTGTAGCGTACCCTTTTTGACCGCGAACAGCATCACGAGGATCTTTCTTCTCGGGGGCGTATTCAGTTTTGGTCAAAGATTTTGTGTACGCTGCATCAGTAGCCGCATTCATTTTGCGGTCTGCCATTTCTTCACGTGCTGCTTTTTCTGCTGGACTCATGTTAACTCCTTAACACATTTTGCCACGGGTCTTGCCTTTAACAGCAATACCGTCAGCACGACTAGATGCTGAACTAACAGAGCCACCCTTTGCAAATTTGCTGCCGGGAAAGCTGTTGTCAGGGCGATCAGGTGAAAAAACTTTGGCTTTTGGCTTTTGTGTTGTCTGCTTTGGAGCAGAGCCGGAAGGTGTGTAACGAGGGGTACGCATATCACGACCGGGATCAATAGAATCTGCGGCTGCTTGTGCTGCTTTATCAGGGGAGTCACCAGCAGTAGGATCTTTTTCCTTGCGGCGCGTCAAACCTTGCTTGGCATTCAAATAATCACGCAAAGACATGCCTGACTTTTCAAGCTCTTCCTTGGTCACTACTTTGTTTTTGCGAGGCGTAGGCGTGGCAGCAGGAGGCGCTCCACTATTGTCGTCTTCAGGCATAGTGCCTGAGCCGGGTTCAATAAACTCATAGTTATTGATGTTTTGTTTCATGTTTAAACCCCTTAGCAGGCTTTGCCGCCCTTTGACATTTTGATCATTGAACCTTTGGTTTTGCCCTTAGAGGCAATCCCATCACGACTAGATGAAGTCTTAACTGCGCCCATCTTAGATGGAGCCATACCGCCTTTAGCAAGCTTGGTCATAGCTGCGCCTTTGTGCAAACAACCTTCGTGTTTATTCACGGCCTTCTGCATCATCTTTTTGTCCATCTTTACATCTTCATGCTTCATATCGCCACCTTTAGAAAATTTACGGCCTTTATCGGCCTGATTAAAGTCCTTGCCCACAGATTGTGGAACGCCTGCTTTCTTGGCAAACGCAGGGTTGTGCGCTACTGCCGCCATGAAATTCCGTTGTTTAACGCTGGTGCTTGGCATGACTATTTACACCCACAAACTTTACCACCACCTGCGTAACTTGCTACTAATTCATCAAAGGAATTTTTGATGCCACCACCGCCAAAATCACTATAACCGCCACCAAGCACATCGCTGTAATCCATCGTGCCGCCAAAATCTAAATTTTCAACCTTTGAGTTGCTAGAGCCGTAGTCATTTGCATTTGTTTGATTGCTGTCTGTTTGTCTGTATTGATCTAACAGTTCTAACAAATCTGTGGTGTTAACTTGACGCTGTAGCGCACCGGGAGCTTGTGCTCCCATGTACGTAGGAGAATCCACATTAAACATGCTATTAGAATTGTATTGAGCATCAAACCGTTGGTTGGAAAACGGGTCAAATGTACCTACGGGACTAGACGACTGCTTTTCTTCGTACGACTGCGTTGCGGGATTCCACACTGTATGCACACCGGCAGGAGTATCAACGCCCTTTGGTGTGGCACGTACAAAGTCGCCAACTGCTCCGGGCAAAATATTGCCTAAAGCATCTCTCATGGTTTCTTTGTAGTAATCTTTTTCGTCTTTAGCGCCTGCCTGTAGCTCTTTATACGCGCTGCCATAGCCTAACAAATCCGCTACAGCAGAAATGCCTTTCTCGGCTAAATAAACCTGCGGGTTCATTGCAAAGCGGGCCAGCTCCATCTGCTGCGGCGACAAGAACTCTCCAGCCTTGTCTGCAAACAAGGATTTTGCGCCGCTTGAAATTAAAGAAGGAAGGCCCGCCACAATCAATCAACCTTTTTGGCGAATAAGCTGGTCAATTTTTTCTTCCAGCCGGTTAAAACGTTGATCAATGTGATCTGTAATTCTTTCAACTTCTGCTTGAGTGACGTTATCACGGGCAACCTCCTCGCGTGTTTTGTTCAACAGGATGCTGATGCGATTCAACTCCCTGAACTTCTCGTTCATCATGTAGCCAATCAATCCCACCACCAAAGATAGGACTGCTGACCATGCTGTGTTTAGATCTAACAATTCCAAGCCCTCAAAGCTTTATTGATGCGTGAATCCGGATCGTTTGCGGTCTTTGCACTCGTTAGCTTCTTTTTCATCCCGCCCATCCTCGCACAGAAAGAGTCGCGCCGAGAGCCGCCTTCTGGCTGGGGAGCCTTCAAGTTCATGCCTTGCGCTTTCGCGGAGGCTCGGCCTTTGGCGTTTAAGCCGCCCTTCTCGGACTTGCCTTCTTTCCTCTGCCATGCTGGACTTTTAGCCATAGAACACCGTTACAGATTCTGCGTCGCCGATATCGCAATATATGCCGTTTGAAAACAAGATTCCTTCACCGGGTATAGTCACATAAAGACTCCCTGAATGACCGGAATCTAACTCCAAACGTACAGTGCCACTTGCGGCTGAGGCGTTATCGTAAAACTTAATATGGTCAACGGGACTGCCGCCCGACACTGTGAAAACTACGCCCTTTAGGCGTGTGCGCCCTGCATACAAAACTGCATTGGTATTTGTGTGCGTTGACTTTACGTCATATTGCATCGTCATAATCAATCTCCTTTAAAAACGGGGCCGAAGCCCCTTGGGTTGATTAGCTCAAAGCAGCGCCGACGGCAGTAACCCAAGCAGAGCCGGTAGAAATTACAAGGCAGTATTCATTGTTACCTGCGCCATTGTCGCTAATCAAGCGAACTTGGCCTGCATTGGCAGCGGCTGCGGTTGGCAAAGCAGCGGTCAGGATGGCAGGCAGATCAATAAAAGAAGAAACTGTGACGCTGTCAACTGAAGTGGCAGGGCCAACAGTAGATGTAACTGTTACTGCGCCTGTGGTTGAGCTGATTGAAACGGTTTGAAAGCCATTCTGCGACCGCACGGGGCCGTTAAACGTGGTATTTGCCATGATGTGTCCTTACATACAAGTTAGGCGTATCAATCAGTATGTTGTCTGCCGGGACAGTTTGATACACCGGAAAGCCCGGATTAATATGTTTATACCACTACGTTTAAACTAA